ATAAACACCAAATGCACATGAAACACGGTGGCAAAACCTGCTAAGGGGTTATTATGAATCCAGATGACGAAAACAGTGGTTCTCCAGATGAAAATCCATCATTAAGTGATATACCGCAGGGCATTGCGCCTAAAAGTACATCATTCAAAGATGCTTTTGCTTCGGCTCGTTCTGGAGGAGAAAAAACTTTTAATTGGAATGGTAAAAGTTATACAACTCAATTGGCTAATGAGAAACCCAAAACTGTTTCTACTCAGTCTGCACAGATAACCTCCAAGGCGCAGGAGCCTAGCTTTGAAGATCGTGTTAATGCGATCAAAGAAGCTAAGGGATATCCTGTATCTTATGCCGGCCGTATTCCAAAAGATAGCGGTGGGCCAGGTGGTGAATCTAACATTGACAGCTCAGAACTTGGTCGTAATATAAGCAATGCATTAATGGCTACAACGCATTTAGGCCCTGGCTTAGGAAGAGTTCTTGCTGAATCTGGAATGATCAGAAGTGGAGCTAAAGCGGCGGATAAAGCTGCTGATATTGCTGAGAAAGGTCGTGAGGCGGTAACAAATCCAGCGGCATGGACAGGTGGCCCTAAAGGTATGAAAGCTGTTCAAAAGGCAGAGGATGTTGCTAGAAAAGCATCGACTCGTTCAGCAAGAGTCAATAAGTCTTTGAGCGAATCTGATACGACTGGTGGTGCGATTGGTTATAAGCGGGGTGGTAATATTTCCAGACGAGCTGATGGAATAGCTCAAAAAGGTCATACCAAAGGAAGGATGTGCTGAAATGATGTCAAGTCGTGGTATGGGAGCCATGAATCCCTCTAAGATGCCTAAAGGTAAAGTCAAAAAACGCCGTGACAATACTGACTTTGAGCAGTTTAAGAAGGGCGGAATGGCTAATCATCCTGGACTTTATGCCAATATTCATGCAAAGCAAGAGAGGATAGCCCACGGATCTAAAGAGAAAATGAAAAAAGTTGGATCTAAAGGCGCTCCCACAAAAGAAGATTTTATCAAATCGGCTAAAACTGCAAGGAAAAAGAAATGATTCAATTAACTCAACAAGAAGCAGAGTATATTCTTGAGCAACTAAATCATGTTGCTCTTTATCATCTTCGTGCTTTTACTGCCGTAGATGATAAATTTTTGGATGCCGTTCACAATTTGGAAGTAAAAGTTAATCCAAAAAATTTTGAACGTGACCATTATTTTGATGAATATACTATTGATGAAAAGCCAAATACGGACGCTAAACTTAGCGCTTAATAGTGTCAATCAATATTGGAACCACTACTGGGACAACTAACTTTGACCTAGACTTTGCTGAGATAGCGGAGGAGTCTTGGGAGAGAGCTGGGCGTGAGATGCGTTCTGGCTATGATTTGCGTACGGCTCGCAGATCGATGAATTTGATGACCATAGAGTGGCAAAACCGTGGCATCAATATGTGGACAATAGACCAGGGCACTATTACTTTAACGCCAGGGTTAAATACTTATCCATTGCCCACAGATACGATTGATTTGTTGGATCACGTTATTAGAACAAATGCAAATAGCACATCTAATCAATCTGATTTAACGATTACTCGTATTAGTGTTTCTACCTATGCGACCATTCCAAACAAATTAACACAATCTAGACCTATTCAAGTTTGGGTACAAAGGTTATCGGGAGAAACGTCTTCAACGACCATTCAGACCGCAGCGGCAGTATCTGCCACCGATACAATAATAACGCTTTCTAGCACCGTAGGATTAGCTGCAAACGGCTTTATTCAGCTTGGATCTACTGGTGGTGAAATTATTTGGTATTCATATATATCTGGTAATACTTTACAAAATTGTTTTAGGGGGCAGGCTAATACAACGGCTCAATCTTATGCAATAGGCGCTGCTGTATATGTTCCTAAACTACCGGCGATAACAGTATGGCCTACACCAGATTCTTCTACTACTTATACTTTTGCATATTGGCGATTACGGCGTGTACAGGATGCCGGAGCAGGGCCGAATGTACAGGACATGAACTTCAGGTTCTTGCCGGCCGTAGCTGCTGGATTAGCCTACCATATTTCCATGAAAGTTCCTGAGTTAGCTCCGAGAGTTCCAATGTTAAAACAGGCTTATGATGAGCAGTTTGACTTGGCAGCTGGAGAGGATAGGGAAAAAGCAGCCATTCGTTTTGTCCCAAGACAACAATTTTTGGGCGGTGGCGGCGGAGCGTACTAGATGGGTAACAGATTTGCATCTGGTAAATTTTCCATTGCTGAATGCGATAGGTGTGGCCAACGGTATAAGCTTAGTCAGCTTAAGATGGAGGTTATTAAAACCAAGCTCTATCAGTTAAAAGTATGTCCTGAGTGTTGGGATCCAGATCAGCCACAACTTCAATTGGGTATGTATCCGGTAGATGACCCACAAGCGGTTCGTCAGCCAAGACCTGATTTGAGTTATGTGGCATCTGGGTTAGATAACTTAGGATATCCAGCGGGTGGTTCAAGAGATATTCAATGGGGATGGAACCCAATTGGTGGTTCAAGATTATTTGATGTTCCTCTTACGCCCAACAATTTAGTTACCAAAAACTTGATAGGCACGGTTACAATTTCTACATCTTAAAGGAGTTTATGATGAAACACGATGACATTAAAGAAGATAAAAAATTGATTAAAAAGGCATTTAAGATGCACGATGATCAATTACATGAGCATAAAAAAACAAATCTTAGCAAGCTTAAAAAGGGTGGCAAGATTAAGAAAATGTCTGCTGGAGGTGTAGCAGGCGTTGGTTCTGAGAGCATGAAAACTGTTGGCCGTAATATGGCTAGAGTTAATTATCAACGTGGAGGTTAATATGAAACAAATTAAACCTACTATAAAAAATAGCCCGCCTGTTAAGACAGGCACTCATAAGTTCAATGGCCCTGCATCTGAGTATGCGCCCCCTCATACTATGGATGATAAGCCTGTGATTGCAGCAAGTATTGATTCTGATAGTAAATTGCCTAATCCGATTGGTTTAGAGGTAAAGATGCCTACTCGTGAAAATTGGACTCCTTTGAATGGAGGAGTTTCTATTGGCAATAATCATGAAGTTAAAACTTCTGGAATTAAGATGCGTGGGGCAGGAGCAGCTGAGCGTGGTGTGATATCCAGAGGCCCAATGGCATGAACTATAGCCAGCTCGTTACTGAAGTCAATTCGTATTTGGAATACACATTCCCTACGAATGACATCAATACGTTTATACAGCAAGCTGAACAAAGAGTTTTTAATACTATTCAGTTTCCGTCTTTGCGTAAAAATGTAACGGGCGTGTTGACCGCTGGTAATTCATACTTATCTGCCCCCAATGATTTTTTAGCTCCTTATTCATTGGCTGTATTTTCAAGTGTGACTACCACGGCAACTGGCACAGTAAGCACAAATACAATTACGGTTGCATCGAATGCAAACATATTTATTGGTCAAAACGTTTCTGGTTCTGGAATAGGTAATCAATGTAAAGTCATTGGTGTATCAGGTTTGACGATTACTTTATCTCAGAATAATATTAATAATGTTTCTGGGAATATATTATTCCAAACAGATTATTTGTATTTGCTGAATAAAGATGTCAACTTTATTCGTGAATGTTATCCTACGTCTAGTTATCAAAATCAACCTAGACATTATGCTTTGTTTGGGCCGCAGAGTACGGCTCCTTTGTATTTATCTTTTATGGTTGGGCCAACGCCTGATCAAAGTTATAGCGTAGAGTTGCATTACTTTTACTATCCTGATTCAATTGTTCAAGCTCCTATTACCGCTTTTGGTAATATTACCAGTGGAGGTTCTGGATATGTTTCTGGAACTTACTACAACGTACCTTTGTCTGGTGGCACGGGTACTTTTGGTTATGCGAATGTTGTTGTGACCGCAGGCGTTGTTACTTCTGCAACACTTAATTCTGGCGGAACAGGATACGTTGTGGGAGATTCTTTAACCGTAAACAATTCATATTTGGGTGGTGCGGGACTTGGATTTGCGATACCTGTACTTACAGTTGCCAATCCTTTAGGTCAGTCTTGGCTTGGTAATAACTTTGATTCAGTATTGTTGTATGGTACTTTAATTGAAGCGTACACTTATCAAAAGGGTGATGATAAATTAATTGCGTTTTATGAGAGTAAATACAAGGAAGCGCTTGCAATTGCTAAACGTCTTGGAGATGGACTTGAGAGACAAGATGCTTATCGTTCGGGTCAATTTAGGATTAATCCAGTACCATGATAGCTCAAGGAACAGTTACCAGTTTTAAGTATCAGCTCTATACGGGTGGGGTATTTAATTTATCTACAGATTCCATTTATATGGCGTTGTACAACGGTAATGCAAATTTGAATTTATCAACTACGGTTTATAGTTCAGTCAATGAAATTACAGGATTTGGATATACAGCTGGCGGTCAGTTGATGACTGGGATTAATATTAGTTTTGACGCAACGAATAGTGTTGCTTTCATTAATTGGAATAATGTTGTTTGGAGCCCGGCGGCTTTTACAACTAGGTG